AGGTCGACGCGGAGCTCTCCGACCTGCTGCACGTGCAGGAGCACGTTCGGACGATCACGCACCGCACGAGCGGGGCGACGCTGAAGATTGTCGCCGCCGACTCGAACACCGTTGCAGGGAAGAAGGCGGCGTTCGTGCTGGTGGATGAGGTCCATCAGTTCGGCGCGATGGCCAATGCTGAGGGAATGCTGCGGGAGGCCACGGGCGGACTGGCGGCGCGGCCCGAGGGATGCGTGATCTACCTGACCACGCAGTCCGATCAGCCGCCCGCCGGCATCTTCCGACAGAAGCTGGCCTATGCCCGCGGCGTGCGGGACGGTCGCATCGAGGATCGCCAGTTCCTGCCGGTGATCTATGAGCTGCCGCCGGCGGTGCAGGACGAAGTGCGGCGAGATCGGCGCATGGATCCGGCGTACTTCCAGGCGGTGAACCCGAACATCGGGTACTCGGTGGATCCGGGGTATCTCGACCGCGAGCATCGAAAGGCCGAGACGGAAGGGATTGGGTCGCTGGCCGGCTTCCTCGCGAAGTTCGCGAATGTGGAGGTAGGCGTCGCCCTGCAGTCCGACCGCTGGGCCGGCGCCGACTTCTGGGAGCAGCAGAGCACGCGCCTTACGCTGGCCGATGTCTTGACCCGCTGCGAAGTGGTCGACGTCGGCATTGACGGCGGGGGCCTGGACGATCTGCTGGGCCTGACCGCCCTGGGCCGCGAGCGCGATACCGGCAACTGGCTGCTGTGGGCGCGCGCCTGGGCGCATCCGTCGGTGCTCGAACGGCGCAAGTCCGAGGCCGCGCGGTTCCACGACTTCGCGGCCGATGGCGACCTGGTGCTGGTGGATCGGGTCGGTGACGACGTGGACCAGGTCGTCGCGATCGTCGCCGAAATCTGGGCTTCCGGGCTGCTGGACAAGGTCGGGGTCGATGCCCACGGCATCGGCGGAATTCTGGATGGGTTGATGGCTGCTGGCATCCCGGAAGACCGGGTGGTCGGTATCTCGCAGGGGTGGAAGCTCAATGGGGCGATCAAGACGGCTGAGCGGCGGCTCGCTGAAGGTGCGCTGTGGCACTCGGGGGCGCCGCTGATGGCTTGGTGTGCCGGAAACGCGAAGGTGGAGCCGAAGGGAAACGCGGTGTCGATCACGAAACAGGCGGCGGGGTTCGCGAAGATCGATCCGCTGATGGCGGCGTTCAGCGCTGTGGCGCTGCTGTCGCTGAATCCGCAGGCGCCCGCGAACTTCGGCGGCTACCTCGCGTTCCTGGGGTCCACGGCATGAGCCTCTGGTCCAGGATTCGGAATGCCGTCACTCGCCGCAACCGAGGCCAATCGTCGCCGGCACCGGTGTTTGTTCGCGTAGGAGACGTGCGTGTCAACGAGCACACGGCATTGCAGTATTCGCCGGTCTGGCGCTGCGTCAATCTCATTGCGAACACTATCGCGGGGTTGCCTTGGCAGGTGTACCGAGATCGAGAGTACGCGTCGGACAGTCCTCTCCAGCGCTTGCTGGTAGACCCCAATCCTGAGATCACCGGCTTTACGTTTCGACAGGTGCTTCTGGGGCACGCATTGGTATGGGGGAACGCCTATGCGGAGATCGAACGCGATGGTGCGAACAGGCCGTATTGGCTGTGGCCGATCGAGCCGGAGCGCGTCGAGGTAATGCGCATCGATGGGCGATTGGCTTATCGCGTCCGAAATGAAGGCGGTCCAGACACTTTCCTCGATCCCGCAAACGTGCTTCACGTGAGGGGGTTTTCGACCGGTGATGGCACCGTTGGCGTATCGCCGATCCGAATGGCTGCGCGGACGATTGGAATCGGCCTCGTCCAGGAGCAGTTCGCGGGGACGTTCTTCGGTAACGGCGCGTCAATCAGCGGCACGTTGAAGATCCCGGCAAACCTCACGTCCGAACAGATCATTCAGACGGAGAACGATTTCAATCGTAAGTACTCCGGAGCCGGCGCTAATCGAGTGAAGGTGCTGGCAAACGGCATGGAGTACGAGTCCAAGTCAATGCCGATGACCGATGCGCAGTTCCTCGAATCGCGCACCTTCAGCGTTCAGGAAATCGCCCGTTGGTACGGCATACCGCCACACAAGCTGGCGGAGCTTACGCGCTCCACGAATAACAACATCGAGTATCAGGGGCGCGAGTTCGTTCAGGATGCGCTGATGCCGTGGATCCGGGCGCTCGAAGACGAGGCGAACAAGAAGCTCTTTGGCCGGGCATCGGGGCGCATGCACACCCAAATCGACATAAGCGGGCTGCAGCGGGCCGACGCAGCGGCTCGCGCGCAGTATCTCCGCGAATTGGTGCAGCTCGGAATCATCTCCATCAACGAAGCTCGCGAGATGGAGGGCTACGACCAGATCGGCCTCGAGGGTGATCAGCACATCGTGCAACTGAACCAGACCACGCTGGAGAAGCTCCTGAACGGTGACGCCGAGCCGACGCCGGCGGCCCCGCCGATCGAACCGACGCCGCAACCCGAAAACGTCATCCGACGAGAAGCGCTCGACTGGTGGCGCACGAGGAACCAAGCATGAACTTGACCATCACCGCCAAGGAATCGCGCGGCGAGATCTGGCTGTACGACGCCATCGGCGAGGATTGGTTCGGCGGCATCTCCGCGAACGCCTTTCGGAAGGAGTTCGCGACGCTGAAGGCCGTTGCGACCATCGATCTGCACATCAACAGCCCGGGCGGGAACGTCTTCGATGGACTGGCGATCTACAACGTGCTGGCCGGTAGCGGCAAGCAGATCGTGGTGCACATCGACGGCCTGGCCGCGTCGATCGCTTCGGTGATCGCCATGTCGGGCAGCGAGATTCGCATGGCCTCCAACGCGCTGATGATGATTCACGACCCGTCCGGCTTCGCCATGGGCGATTCCGCGGAGATGCGCAAGACCGCTGATTTGCTTGACCAGACGAAGCAGAACCTCGTCGACACCTACGCGGCCCGGGTGACGCTGAAGCCTTCGGCGATCGCCGATCTGATGGCCGAAGAGACCTGGTTTGACGCGAACCAGGCGAAGGCCGACGGGTTCGTCGATGTGGTGACCCAGGCGAAGGACGTCAACGCGTGTTTCACCGCACTCAGTCGCTTTGCGAAAACTCCAAAGCACCTGCAGAACGCGCGGCCGCAACGCCCATTGCTGGATCGAGCGCGTGTGCGCATCGAGGACATGAGCAGACGACTCGCCGTCGCCTGACCGACCGAAACCGGGGCGAGCCCGGCCAATCCGAACCCGCCTTCTGGCGGGTTTTTTCATTTCTGAAGGACCTACCTTGAAAACCATCGAGCAACTGAAGGCCCGGCTCGCCGAACTGAACGTCACGGCGAAGGCGATCCAAACGCGGGCGGACGAAGCCAATCGCGAACTGACGGTCGAGGAATCGAACGAACTCGACGCCGTGCTCGCCGAGTTCGAGCAGCTGGAGTCCGACATCAAGCCGCGCGCGAAGATCGACGCCCAGGCCGGCCGCCTGGAGCAGCCGCAGGGGCGCCGCGTCGAGCCGACGCAGATCGAGAATCGGGCGCGTGGCAGCGATGGCCTGCAGAACACCTCGCTGCGCACCCAGGAAGAGCGCATGCGGTTCGGGTTCCAGAACTTCGGCGAGTTCGCGCGCGCGGTGCGGCAAGCGTCCGCGGTTGGCCCGCAGGCGATGGATACGCGGCTGCTGGCCAACGCCGCGGCTTCGACCATCTCAACCGAGGGCATCGGGGCCGACGGTGGCTTCGTCGTTCCGCCCGAGTGGCGCGACCAGATCACTTCACTGATCATGGCCGAGGATTCGCTGATGCAGCGGTGCGACACCTCGCCGACCTCGAAGAACCAGGTCACGATGCCGGTCGACGAAACCACCGCGCATCAGACGTCCGGGGGCATCCAAGCCTATTGGCGCGGCGAGGGCGCGCCTGCCACGCAGTCGAAGGTCTCCCTGAAAGAGATCTCGGTCAAGCTGAACGCGCTGTCGGTCCTGGTCCCCGTGACCGACGAGCTGCTGGAAGACGCTCCGCTGATGTCCAGCTACATCCCGAAGAAGGCCGGCGAGAAGATCGACTTCAAGATCAACGATGCCATCATCAACGGCTTGGGCGATGGGATGCCGCTGGGCATCCTGAAGTCGCCGGCGCTGGTGACTGCCGCGGCCGTCGGTTCGCAGACGAGCGACACCGTTCATGCCCAGAACATCGTGAGCATGTGGTCGCGGATGATCGCCAAACGGCGCGGTGGCGCGGTGTGGCTGATCAACCAGGACGTCGAGCCGCAGTTGCTGACCCTGGGCATGCCGGTTGTGCCCGCCAACAGCACGACGCCGGTTGGCGGCATGCCGATCTACATGCCGCCCGGCGGGCTGTCGGCTGCGCCGTACGCGACGCTGCTGGGCCGGCCGGTGATCGTGACCGAAGCGTGCTCGGCCGTCGGTGACGTCGGCGACATCATCCTGGCCGATCTGTCGGGGTACTTCATGCCCTTCAAGAGCGGTGGCGTGAAATCGGACGTGTCGATCCACCTGTGGTTCGACCAGAGCGTGACCGCCTTCAAGTTCAGCTTCCGCGTCGGCGGACAGCCCTGGATGTCGGCGCCGATGGCGCGCAAGAACGGCAGCAACACGCTGTCGACCTTCGTGACCCTCGCGGCGCGCTGATCTCAACCCCATTCCGGAGAATCCAATGATCAACACGAATGCCCGCCTGGACGAGCAACTGTATATCGTGCAGGCGACGTCTCAGGTGGCGCTGACCAGCACCGCGGGTGATGCCGCCTTCGTCTCGATGAAGGGCTACGCCCGCTGCTGCATCGTGATCGACATCACCAACGGCAGCACGGTGACCGGCGGGACCATCACGCTGAAGCAGTCGACCGACGTCACCAACTCGCAGTCCGACGAGAAGCCGCTGGCCTTCAGCCGGATGCTGGCGAACACCGATGTCGGCGCCAGTCAGACGAAGGTGGAGACGGCGGTTGTCAGTGACACGTTCACCAGCGGCACGACCAACACCAAGCGGCTGCAGTACATCCTCGACGTGAAAGCCGAGGATCTGGACGTGGCCAACGGATACGACTGCCTGCGGGTGGACTCGACCGGGATGGCGAATGCGACGGGTCAGGTGCTGTACCTGCTGTACGGCGCGCGCTACAGCGGCATGTCGCCGATGGTCAACTGATGAAGGGTCGCGCGGCACGCGCCGCGCGC